ATCGAGTGCACCGGCAAGAGCAACCGCCCCCGGAGTTTTTACTCGAAGATATTGGCCGACAGCTCCGGCGGCTGTATCAGGGACAACTGGTGTTTCGAAAAACTGACTCATGATATTCGTTCCTCACAGAAGTGATGATTGGTTGAAATTAACGCCGCGAATCAACGAGCGTTCGCTTCTGCGAGAAACGCCTCGCGAAGTCCCGGGTGGTTGCGGTTCGCCAATGCCACCGCCTTCATCTTGTTATTGCCGGTCTTTGCCATTGCGGCATCGACGGCCTGATTCCAGCGGACACTGGCGGACGGGCCGCTCGTGCGAGCCTTGGCGACTGGCTTAACGCCTGACTTTGCTTTGGCTTCGACCTTCTCTTCTTCGTCTTCCATTGCCATTGCTGGCTTCTCTTCTTCGTCGTCTTCGCCTTCCATCGCTTTGGCTTTTTCGTCGTCCATTGCTTTGTACTTGGCAAGTTCTTCCTGCATTGCTGAGACCTGCTTTTTGAGGTCTTCGTTCTCGCTCATCATTTCTTCGGCAGCGGCTGAAGCCACGGAAGCCATCGGCAACGATCGCTCAAGGCACTTGACGATGAAGTCAGACTTCGCCTTCGGGTATGCCGCTTTGATCTCTTGAATCGTGGCGGCGACTGGTGCGGTAGACATTGGTTTTCCTTTTGTCTCGCGGTTCTCGCCGTCCGAGCCTGCCCCGAATAGGGCAGCAACAACTCCGTGCGGCATGGTTTTGACTTTGGCGAACGCTCGCCCGATGACTGGCTGCCCGGCGATTCGTTTCGCCAGCCCCATCTCAACTGACTGCTGAGCGTTTAGGTATGTTTCATTTTTCAGGATGGCTTTGATCTCATCTTCACTCTTGCCGGATCGCTGAGCGTAGGCAGACACCATTGACGACTTGAGCTTGCCGAGCATCTCGGACTGGCGGGCAAAGTCTTCGTCGTCACCCTCAACCTGTGCGTAGGGGTTGTGGAGCATCATGTAGCCGTTGCTGCTGATCTCCACGTCATCAAATGCACAGGCGATAAATGAGGCAATCGAGAACGCGGATGACTCAATCGACAGTGACTTCGGGCCTTGATACGCAGCGAATGCGTCGTGAATGGCAAAGCCTTCGAAGACTGAGCCGCCTTCACTGTGAATCTTGACCGCAATTGGTTCCGTGCCGTTTTCTGGCAATTGCTCACGAACCATCGCTGCGGAGATTTCGCCGTCTCCGGTTCCAATGACCCCATCGATTCGAATTGTTTTTGTCATGCTGTCACCTTGGCTTTCGCCTTGCGTTTAGCCGCTGATTTCGGTTTCTCCGGTGGCTGCTCTGCCGTCTTCTCCTGCACAGCAATCGCCGCTGGATCCTGCATCGCCATTGTCGTTCCGGCTGGCATCGGCAGTGCAATCAAATCCCGCCAGGTGATCTTTGGGCCATCCGGAAACGCCGCGTTGATCTTTGCAGCTTGCGACTGTGCCTTGTCGATTGCGAACGCGTTGTCAGCAATCGATTCTTCTGCGATCTCTTCCCAATCCTTGCCTCTTGCCGCGTGCAAACGTCGCGGAGACGTCAACGCATTCTTCAACTGCTCAGCATCGCCCTGAGCGTCCGCAACCGGTTCGATGTAGCTCCACGTCGGCAGGTTCCAATTGTGGCGGAAGATGCCGTCACCGAGTTTGCTGGCAGCCTTGCGAAGTGCAGCGTCTTTTGTTTCTTTTAGGTGCTGAGACAACTTCCAAATGTACGCCGGTCGGTTCAGGCGTCTCACCAGATTCTGCTGGTCGGCAACGAATCCTTTGCGAGCCTCATCAACTGCCCCACGCCATCCGGAAAAGTTCGTCTCGCTGCCGTCCATCAGGACCAAGCAGAGAGGCAATCCGAAGTTCACGCCGATGATTTGCAGGATCAGTTTGACCTGCTGAAAATATTCTGAGTTTGGAACGTTTGGACTGAAGCCTTGCAGTTCTTCCCCAGGCTGACCGATGACTTCCATGCCTGGCGATACGCCTTCGAGTTGTCGCGTTCCGGCCTGCGTTGTTTCGACTGTCGCGTCACCGTAAGCACTGTCAGCGGATGGCAGACGATTTCCGCCAGCCGCCATTTTGCGGAACACTGCAAAGCAACTGACAACCTGCTGTTGTACGAGCTTCGCGAAGTTGATGTCTTCCAGCATCCCGGAGATTGAAAACACTGGGGCCAACTGAGTGACGCCCCGAGTTGGGTTTACCCGCTTCGGGTTGTAGACGTGAAAGACCTGCCGGATCCCGTCTTCATTGCGGACATCAATCGGAGTGCATTCGCCAAACTGGCCGAACTCGCTCAGCTCTTCCGCAACGTAGTATTGCTCGCGACGCCCGACTCGATTCGTCGTGACTCCGAGAAACGTGTCCTCGACCTTCGACTTCGTGCGAATCAAATGTGATTCCAGAAGCTGGAACGGCCCTTCTTCGGTTCCGGTAACAACAATATCGCCGTCGACCGATTCACTGCGGCAAGCCTGACGCTCGATTTCCTTCCAGGTGAGTTCACCAGCAATATCGCATTGATCGGGGTCAGTCGAAACATCCTCCCACCATTGCCACAGTGCATTGTCTAGCCCCTTGTCGCCAGTCTTAGGGTCAAGCGTGAATCCACTTTGAACGATGTTATCAACGCGACGATCAGCCAGAATGCCGACAAGTGCGTCATTGCGATCCATGTCCCGAGCTTGTTCGATTAGCTCGTAATACTTCGACTCGGTTCGAAAGTGATAGTCAGGACCGCTGCCCATCGTGGCAACGCCCGTGCGTCGTCGAACGAAGCGACTGTGCCGCGTGGCGTCGTAGTCTGCCCGAATGTCAGCAAATGCGGACTGAATGTTGTTCGGGGCTTTGCTCATCGGAAGTTCGTCCCCGCTCCGAGGAATCGAACACTGCCGCCGCCTGAACCGTTCGTCGCTGGATTTGCCGCAACGAAGTCACGCGCCCGCTTGAGCAGGCTTTCAATTTTATCTTTTCCAATTGACAAAGAGCTGCTCTGGTTGCTCGCAGACTCCGGACGCAAAATCAGCCAGCGTGTAGCCGCCGTGATAAACGACTTGGCGCGTGCAACGCTGGCGACTTCCTCAAAGTCTGCGTATTCGATCAAATCTGATTCGATGTCCGCGATTACCATGCACGGACGATAACACGAAATTTGATTCGTGAAATATGTAGCGGATAATCAGATTATCAGTCGACGATGTTTTCTAGAATCCACCGCACAGCCTGTGCCCGATTGTTCACCGGCTTGCCGTCTGCAGTTTTCGCTCCGCTGTCTTCCAGCGTCCGCAACTTGTCCCGGAGAATGCGAGCCTGAGCGCGTGACATTCGCACATCGACGTTGCGGGGGATGTAGCCCTCACACGCCGGAGGATTCTCCAGCTTTGTCGCGACTGGTTGCCGAGGCTGTTCACTGACTTCGGTGCCGTCAATTCGTGGAAGCGGTTTCGCCATTATCGTCTCTCCGTTGCAAGGAATGGTTGCCCGTGAGGATTCACAAGCCGTGGTTTCGGTTCTGACTTCTGCACTTGCTTGATTGGTTCTGGCTCTGGAGCCACGAGCCGCAGTCCAGTGCATCCGGCCGCCGCACAGGCCAGAGCGTAGGCGTCGAGCCAGTGGTTGTTGTTCTTGTCGTGAACGATCCATTGTCGCTTGTTGACCTTGCCGTCAACTGGCACAAGTTGCTCGGATTCGCTCACCATGTGGCGGGCGAACTGTAGGTGGAATTTCATGTCAGCATGTGGCGGATCAAACAGGGCGACACTTCCAGCCAGTCGCGTTTGATCCATGAAGGCATCAACCAAGAATCGATCCTGCCCCCACTTCTTCCAGAACTCTGTATTCACGTTGTAAAGCCACATTTCGCGCCGCTTGCTGTCGGCCGTCTTGTGTGCGTAAGCCTGCAGGAATGGCTCATAGTCCTCGGTTTGCTTTTTCTGCCGAAAACGATCCATCGACCATCCCTTCGACGGATAGAACGGGGCTCCCATCTGATGGCAGAACTCGTAAATCGATTCTGAGAAGTCTCCCGAGTCGACTAGCACAAGCAGCGGCTGTGCGTCCGCAAACACATCGCCGTCTGCAAATTGCTTTAGGCTTTCAAGGATGGCCAGTTCAATCGCCTGCTCGCTGGAGAATTTCGACAGGCCATGAGTTTCGACCACTCCATAGTCCGTGATCCACGAAACAAGCTCACGAGTGCAGGACAGTTTGACCCAGTGTGATTTGTATTTGCCGATATCGATGCCTACGAATGAGAACACCCGAGCGTCCGGAACTTCGCCCTGCTGCAACCCCGACAACTGGCCAGCAACTCGCCCTGGCGTCAGCGTCGATGTTTCAGCCTGTTCCTCTGGATCCGGATCGTTCTGATACTCAGCCTTAAATGCTGACAGATTTGTGTCCGCGATTTTGTTGTACGCTTCCTGAATTGCTGAATGGACCGCCTGACGTCCGTCCTTCAACGTGATCTCTTTGAAGTTGTCAGCAAGCATCACAACGCCGAGGTGCATCGCGTCACGATTGGCCAGATAAAACTCAACTGCATCCATTCCGTGTCGGTCGCCGTCTCGCTGTGCCTTGCGTCTGCGGGCGATGTATTCGTCCCACAGGTCCAAGCGATCCGGCCACGACTGAATCCAGCCGTACCGCTCGCCTTCCCATGCTGGCTTCTGCTCTGGATCGGTGAACTGAGCGGAAACGCAATAGGTGTTTTGCAGCGTCGTGACCATCACCATTGCCAGCGGCTTGTCCTGACCCTCCAGTCCTTCAATATCCTTCTCGATGATTTCGATCCGGTCTTCGATCTGCTGGAGACTCTTGGCTGATTCGCGGGTTTCCGGGTCGTCGATGATTAGGCAATCGGGCCGATCGTCGTCGATATTCATTCCCCGAAAGGCGGCATCGAGACCAGCGAAGGCCATCTTGACCCCACCGAATGGCGACCACTCTTTGCCGAGTGACTTCAGGAAGTCATTGGCGTTGCCTGGCACTCGGGGGAGTCTCAGGAAGTCTGTTGAACTCCAGTTGATGTGCGTTAAATGCCCGTCGACGTGTTGACGTGCGGCTCGCTGCGGAGCCCCTTCCAAGTGCCGTACCGGTGCGCAAATTTCAGGGAAGTCAGCAAACAGTAGGTCGTTGTTCCCCCACTCATTCCGATAGTCTCGATAGATTCGGCCGGCAAGGTTTGTTGTAGCACAGATCGGCACGATAAACCGCACGAGTTCACGAGCCGTCGCATAGATCAGCATTCCTTTCACAATCGTCGACTTGCCACGACCACGGGGAGCTGCAACTGCTTTTTTGCCGCCAGTCGTGGCTCTGTCATGGATTGTCTGAATGATGCGGCTGTGGACCTTGCCGAATGACTGGCTGAACTTCTTCGGCATGTAGGTGCGAAGAAACAACTCTGGATCGGCAAGGCATCGCAAGCGGCGGGCAGGATTGACGCACTGCGGGATTTCAATGCGGGCTGACTCGGATCGCTTAGCACGTTTGCGGGTGGCGTCTTCGGATCGGTCATCGCTCACCAGTTCTCGGTGTGGCGTTCTCTTCAGTTCGGCCAGCAAGGATATCTGCCTGTCTCGCGGCATGCTCGATAAGATCCGGAGCAATTCCGAGTTCGGCAGCGATTGCATCATACTGATCGTTTCTTGTGACCACACGAACATCAATCACCTTGTGCTCATCTTTTTGATTCTGTGCTTCCATCGCGATCAGATTTCTGACGGCCGTTTGCTCGGCCCGATCGTCACCGCAATTCAATCCACGCTTGATCGCTGCGAGTGCATCAGTTTTCAGATCGTCGGTTAGCCAGCGGTTTTTGATTGCTCGCTCAATCATCCGCATTTCCCCCCTGACCCCCATTCACGCCCCTCTGGCTTCGTCGGGTTTCCGGATTGTCCGATTTTCAGATTCCAAAACGCCGGACTGTGTGTGTTGAAAAACGGGTCTTCATCC